GGCCGCAGCACAGACTTTTTCTTCTCGAGTGAGGGTTTCCTTCTTGCCATACGTATGCACGTGTAATGACTTAAAGATAGAATCCTCTGCCAAAGCTCCAATTCTTGTATTAATCTCAGGAATGTAGTTAGTCTTCCTGCATAGAAAGTCACTTTCATCCACCGTCAAGAACGGCCTCAATGTCGTGGACTTATCAGGCATGGTATATTTCTGACCATACTTTGCAAGGAACTCGGAGACAGTCTTGATGTTGAATTGATCAGCCACTGCGTTCGTGACAGATCCATCATTGTCATCTCCATATGTGATCAAACTTACGTTCTTTCTGAAATGTTCTTTTGAGCGGTCAAGCATGGCCACCATCGAGTTCTTCTCCCTGTGTGGTAAGACCACAAGATAGTAGTATGCAACACGCAGGTTCAAACTCCCTTCAATACCATTAATGATGACCGTTAGCGAATTACCACTGATCATTGCCCCAATGAGGAGCCTAACCAAATCACCATTGAAGTTCACCATTGCATAGACGATATCACTAGAAATTGCTTCCATGATTCTTATGTCTTTCTCAGTGTATCCAGCCAACTTGGCGCATTCAATGAGAATCTGCAACGCTGCGTTCACTAGTTGGGATGGTATGTTTTGATCATACTTTGAATAATCACCACCGAAAATATTTGGATATTTCTTTCGATGGTCGTCCAATTCTTCCCACTCAGGTCCATGTGAATTAATACCGACCGCACACTCACATACAATAGGGTTTAACATGAACACTCTCGCTATAGGAAGGAAATACTTTCTCACATAGTACACGAGGGATATAGGATTTGCGTAAAAGATCCTGCATTTATCCTTACCAAGAGGCACGGCTTCATTCTTAGTACAGCCATTACAAACTGCATAAAACCTCTCACCTCGCTCGTACACTTCTCCCACTTCTTTCAAATGTTGTAATATGAAATCATCAAACTCACGGTATTCATTGCCTTTCTCGTCTACGTGCAATGTTGAATACTTGGATTTTGGTCCCGTCAATGGATATCCAATGGATGTTGAAAAATCCATGGACTTCACAAATTTTGAACCCGCTATCCCATTCAGAGTTTCGTGATGACTTAGTGGACCACAGTGCCACTGTGGTTTCTTAAATATCTGATAGATCGGGAGTGTGTAATCTTCGATCGCCCAAATCAGAGCAGTGTGTTCAAAATTCAGGGCTGGTTCTGATATGTTCGCCATGCACGTCTGGTAAGGCTTCCATGCGGGTTTCATTGAGGGTTTGCCCCATTGATTGGCATAGTCCATGACATCAAAAACGTATGAAGAAATTTTTGTCTTACACACATCTGATCTCGGTGTTGTCTTACCAATACATTGCCCGTAGTACTCCAATTGAGTGCCCTGAGGAAGGAAATTCATGGGACTTCGGGGTTCAGGACCGTGTGCACTCACGACAATGTCCCTACCCAGGATATGATTCCTGAAAGTACCACTCGATCCACCTAGTCTCACACCTGGTGTCTTGCGCAATTGGGCAATTGCGTTACGAAGCATTGTTTGCGTTATTTCCCCATAGATTCCATACTGGATGTTCGCAACACCTCCCAAATGTACTCCTACTATTTGTTTGGTTTTAGAATCGCTGAAAACAGGGGATCCACAGAGACCAGAAAACGTCTTCGCACTATATTTGCCTCCTTTGAAATCTGTGCAATGAGCGTGACCAACACGTGCAACTTCAGGATGTATCTTACCATCCAAGAATTTCCCTTCATTATTCCTGAACCGAATGCGTCCGTGGAAGGTCGAACCATTAGTTAGGCCTTCTTGTGGGAAGAGATGCATGATGTTTGTATGATCACCACCACCTCCGACATAAACGACTCGAAGATCAGTTCCTGGAATGTGGTACGTCGCTGACTTACTGACCAAGTACGTAAAACTACCTCCAGTCACGTTGGGGCCGTGTTTACTGAAAAAACATTTTATGTCTTCAACATTCCTCCCTTCCACTTCAAACACATGGTTAGGTAGGATGCAAATATTGGTGTCCAAAAACAGAGCATTCACAAACGTTCCATGATCAACGAACTTACAGTGGTACAAACTCTTTCCGACAGCATTCATAACCTGTTCAATGGTCATAGTGGCTGTGTCTTCGTTTACGGGCAATCTCTGCACTTTAGCTTTGGCCCACTGATCACTTTCTAATTCGCGAGCTCTGATCTCACTTTCATTCGTTGGGGTCAAATTACCCTGCGGTTCAGATTCAATCTTTTCCTCTTCTGGTTCAAATCCGTGACCACTTATCAAAGTGACTGAGTCTTTACAATTTCGAATGAACTTGACAAGCGTGTACGCTGCCATGACCATCGCCGATGATGTCAATAACGTCTTAACAATTTGATCACGTTGTTCCAAACTGACTACGCTGACTGATTCATTGGTCTCAATCAATTCTTCAACAAACGATTCTTTGGCGTATTCTGCTATCGACATTTGTCGCATAGCAGTGTATGTGATGACACCACTTGAAATTAAACCGATTTGTCTTGGAGGAAGCAGCTTGAACCTGGCTGCATACATCAAAGGAGCAGCGCTTGCCACGCCCCAAATGAGATTCCACATCGATTGTTTCATATAGTGTTGCATCATCGTACGCCTATTCGTGATCATCATCAATTTTTGGAAAGTCGGATTTTTAGCCCATGATGTCGGAAGTAAGGCATACCAACCATTGTTACGCCAGAAACGTTCAGCTTGGTGCAGTAATAACTTACTCGCGGCATAGTCTACACCATTGAAAACATCCAAATACCTTGCAGCAGCCCCTCCGGCTACTTTACACAAGGCATCACCTAGATAGGTATGAGCATCGACTTTCTCAGGGCGTATGCAGTTACACACACCTCTCAATTGTCTACAACCATCCACACCACAAACTTCGAGGCATTTTGCGATGTTCTTCTTATTCTCCATCAACGTCGTTTGCTCCTCATTATGCAACAAGAATTGTTCTGTTAGAAAAGCCAAAGCCTCTTTGGCAGATACATTCTCCAATGGCTTTCCCCAATGTCTCGCAATCTTAACATCAGGTAAAGCTGATATGGAAGCATTTTCTTTCGGTTTGAAGTACTGAACGGTGCATTCCCAGATATCATCAATAGGTTCGTCTGGGTGTTCTTTGCGCCACAGTAGAGCAGCACTCTTGTCCAACATACCGCCCACTTCTCCTGTTTTGGAAAATTCAGCTTTCGTCTTTGTAACGATCTATAGTCGATGCGTCTTAGCGCTGCACTGGGCGATGTGACCCAAGTCTTGACTTGCATCCATTCGGAGTTCGTGTTCATTGTGAGTAGTTCAGGTTCACCGTAAACTCTGCCTTTGGACTCGACATCAGCCATGTTGGCAACAAATTTTTGATTACCTTTGAGCCCGAAGACATCCATCCAAGGGTTGTGTGTAGATTTGTCTGCTGCACCTTGACAAAAATCATCCCAATTCACAGTAGTCATATCGGACCGAAAACCTGACCAGTAATCATCCAAAGGATTTTTGGTGTACCAAAGCCTCTCATCGGCATTCACACCAGCCGATGTAAGTAAGGCTCTAGTCATTTGTTCTGTTATGAAAGACTTACTCTGTCCTGTTCCTCCGTAGAAACATATCAAGAATGGACTCTTCCTGGTACCACCAGAAACTTTCAAGTCAACGAAGTTGTTGTGAATGTCCATCAATTGAGCATGCAATTTGACCAAAGTGATGTGTGCTAGTCCTCGACTGATGAGCGCTTTGCGTCGCTCTAATTCAAGGATCGCATCCTCCAATTTCTCACAAAATTGCCTATCGGTCATATCGAAATCGCGC